TTATTCTCTAAAAAGTCTAATGTGATAGCCATCACTGTAGCATTTATAGGAATCGCTTTACCTTCACCAGTTGTTTCACCTTTTTTCAAAGGCTCCTTTTGGATAGGCATATAAATTCTTTCGAAAGCGCCACCCTCTTCATCTCTAAAAACTACTTTGTAATCAGTTTTACCTGTGTTAAATGTATAAGTTGGATTTGATCCACCTACGTATTTAAAATTGTATGCTGAGCTTAGGTCTTCACCAATCTCTTTTATTACGTTTTCTGTTACTTTACTCATATCAATAACCCAGGCTTTGACTGGTAGTCCATTAACTGCTAAGGCTGTTGCTCTTGTATTACCTCCTAACAATTCATATTCACCATTTACTTTAAGTACGATTGGAAGTTCTACTACTCCACGATCTAATGCTTGTATAGCTCGAGATACTTTTTGAGGATCTAAATCGTCTAAATCTCCATCACACATATCTGTGTTTTGAATGTTCATAGAGCAGTCTATATCTTCTACTCTACCAATCCTAGTTGCCTTAAGCCAAGCTTCTTTATTAGGAAATAGATCAGGATATCTTTCAGCCTCACCCCACTCTTCTTCAAAGTTTGGTTGAGTAAACTTAATATCTTCTCTTACTTCTTTTAATATGTTTATTAGCTTATACATCTAGGTCGTAGATTTTAATATTTTCTTTACCGTAATCTCTCAATAAAACACCAGCCAAAGCATTAGCTTCGTTTTCAATCTCACTTCCTGTCTCACCTGAGTTTGTATCAATCATTCCTAATTCTTCTTGTCTGTGGTGTACGAGTTCGTGTGCTAAGCTTCTTAAAACGTCTGCAGTATTTCTACCTAAGTAGTATACTTTAATGGTATAGGTTCCTGGATTGTACTCACCAAAAGATCTATAAGTAGATACCCACTCTTTATCTGCGATAAGTTTAACGTGGGGAAGTTTTTCAATATTCAATTCCCTAGCACAATACTTAACGAAGTCTGCTATAATATGTTTACTGTTGTGGTTCATTTGTTATTTTGGCTGCAAGCATTTTAAATATTTTAGGTGCAGCTCCTCTGTTATATGCTGCTTCAGGAACTGCCTCTTTAAATGAATCGTAATCTCCTGTTCGTAACAACTCTCTCAAGTAAGGTGCTGATATTTCTCCAGCCTTTTCATGTACAGTTAGAGTTCTAACTCTATCTCCAAACTGATCTTTTAGGGACTTTCCATATTCCGCATCATCTTTTTCATCATCACCTACTGCTATGTAAACAGGATTAACAGAAGGATTCGCTTTTAGATAATTAATAATATCTACAATTGGAGATTCTTCTGTTGAAATCTTTGCTTTTATTTTTGGATTTGGCTTAGCATCAAGATACAATTGCCAAATTGCTAAAGCATCTTCAGGTGTAATACCATCTACAGTTTTATTACTTATAATAACTTCTACCAAAGTAACGTAGTTTCTACTAGCTAAATTCAAAGCAGCATCAAAGTGTCCTTTGTGTGGTGGTTTGAACTTACCTGGGTAGAAGCATGGTCCTGCTTCGTTAGCAATTTCTTCTGCAATTCGTTTACCTATTTGCTTAGCATCTATCATATCGCTAATAAATAGTTAATTAGGCTTCTTCAGGTATATTCGTTTTAGCTTCGTCTATCTGTTTTTTAAGCTCTTGTAGGTAAGCTACTGCAGTTTCTACCTTGGCTTTTATGTTTTGTACCTCTTCTTCATTGCGTTTAAGCCTATAAACAAACATAGTACACTCAGGACTAACTCGTGGATCGTAGCTTATGAAGTCACACCACTCACAATCCAAGCAAATCATGTGAGAAATACACTGATAGTAGTAGTTAGATGCTACATCTTTGAAGTCTTCATCGGTTTTAATCAAGCCATGCTTGAAGTGATTCACAGAATTGTAAGGACACTTCACTTCTATAGCACCTTTCTTACCAACTTTACCATCTGGAGAACCTCCATAATTGTTGTCTACTGGTATAAAAGAGCATTTTTCTACTTTATTTCCCGTTCTTTCTTCGTAAACCTGAACAGCTGTGTCCTCTAATTCCATACCCCACTCTACTGCAGCGCCAGTTGCAGGTGTTGAATGACCTCCGTAGAACTCAGCTGCTTTCTCAAGTAGGTAAGTTTTAGCTGTTTGAGTTAAGGCTCCATCCTTTCCACCCATGATTTTATGTAATTCTGAGCCAGTTATCTTCCCTTTTCTGAGATTGAACCACTCTTCGCTTCGCTGTTCCACTAGCATAGTTGCATCTTTTTTAGTAATAAGTCGGCAAACGTAAGTTGTTTAGCCGTATGTAAATATTTTGTCATGTCTTCAAAACCTATTTCAGAAGGATCTTTACCCTGTAATTCAATAAGATAGACGTCTTTTCCTAAGTTAATTAACTGTTGAGAGTAGTTAATTGCTTCCTTTAAAGCGTCTTTATCTAATGCTAAATACACAGTTTTAACATCACTTTCTACCAATTTTAGCATTAGTGATTTAGGAATAGTCTTGCCAAATAATGGAATTGCGTTTCTTTTAAGCGCAATAGCGTCAAAAATCCCCTCACATAGTATGACTGGTACTTTCCAGTTAATATAATATTCAAGCCCAATTAGGTCGTTCTTATTGCAAGAAGGAGCATTATACTTACGCTTTGGTTCTTTCTCAAAAGATCTGGAAATGAAATAGTTGATTTGGCCATTCTTATCGTAGGAAGGAATTATAATTGAGTTGGCATACTTGCCGGTTTCACAATAACCAATGTTGTATTTTATAATATCCTGCTCTGTGATTCCACGTCTTGTAATATACGCTTTGGCTTGGCGATATGTTAGAGCACTTGAAGCAGCTAAAAAAGGCTTGTACTCTTTAGGTAACTCTACTTTTGCATACGTTTTCTCATCTACATTCGTTTTACCATCAGGGAAATAGCTTCTCATTTCTCTAATAGCGTCTGCATTTGCATGAATCTTTCTTAGTATTGATGTAGGAGTTCTACCTTTTTCATTACAAACCCAACAATGCCATACACCAGACTTAGGATCAACCTCTAGTTTTGGCTTATGGTGCTTACAGAAAGGGCAGTGGAATGCGTGATTTCCTTTAGTAGATGGCTTAGATCTGCCAATAGCAGCATGCAATAAGCCCAATACAAGTCTTGAATTGTCCATTTATAACCTTTAATTATTAAAAATGTACTTACTTTATTCCAAATCTCTTCTAAAATAGCGAGAAATTATGTTATCGTTGTAAGATTTATCTGTTAATAGTACTTCGTTTACACACTGGTAGTGCATTTCCCAGTAACTCAGCTGTTTTTTATTAAAGCAGAATTTAAGGATTTCTCTACGGAAATGAGTCGCTCCTTCTTGCTTTATCTCTTCTAAAATCAGTTTGTTTGAACCCCAATAATCCTTCCAATTAGATTCTTTAGTAACTACTTTAGAGGATGGTTTTCTACCTGGTCCTAGCATTGCTGCTAGCTCAACTTTTGTAAGTTTTTTCTTTGTGTTTGAATACAAACTCTTTCTACCAATGTAGAATTTACCAGTCTTAATATTAGTTATTTTGTATATAAATCCTACACAATTTGCAGGAAACTTTTCAACTCCATCATATTCCCAAATAACCCCATTCTCGTATGTAAACCAATTTTGTGACATAAAGTTTATTTTAGCTATCCCACCTTACAATGAAAGTAATATCTGTGTTTGAAGGAATAGGATAGGGTGTACCAAACTTACCAACTACGAGTAATTGACCTGCATCGTTATATAAGCCAATAGTAGTTGCATAAGGATGAAAAGATGATCCTGTTACATTATCTGTCAAAGTACCATCTGTAGTTTCACCCCATGTTGAAACGCCTCCAACTGGTGCATAGAAAGGAATTGATCCTGAGCCACTTATTGTAGTTCCGTACTTAAATACAGTTGGATTCTGTGAGTAATTGAAATCATTTTCAGCAACTCTACATTTAACTTCATTTACATAGATTGTAGTTTCAGCAGTTAAGCCTAAATCGTAGTTTATAGATGCCGTTGTTGGTAATGCCATGCTAATAAATATTGGAAATACCTAGTTTTCTCTACGCTCCTCAGGCTTGTAGTGAGCAATTCTATTGTGGTGAATTGGAGATGCTAACAGAATAGCTGGTTTAATGTTGCCCTTTTTAGTCTCCTGATACATGTAACTCATCCAGGTTTGCTCATAAGGTCTAGCCCAAGTTGTGTCTAAAAACATTTTTTGGTTGCCTTTTTTACCAACAAGCATAGGCCAATTACAGTAGTAAATCTCTCCAGTTAAATAGCTTAATTCGTCTACAACTTCAATATTCTTAAGCTCAGTTCTTGGAGCATTTGGATCTAATCCCGTCTCAGGAAGTTTGTCATAATTAGGCCAATCTCTAGTTCTAATTTCTTGTGGTACATTATACCAAGAAACTTGAATATTGTTGTCCATATAAACTTCTGTGTAAGATAACTTTAAAAAATCTATATCTGAACCTTCTATAACTTTTAGAGCTTTGTCATATAAGTTTGGTACATACAATCTAAAACCATTTCTACAAAAACCTTTCTCTTCTGGTGAGTATATTCCCATATCATCTTCCAAGAACAAATAATAATCGCTATCAGATTCTTGAAAGTGTTGAGCTGCTCTAAATCTACCTCCGTTTATTCCAGTATTTTCGTTTGTAATAATATGTTCAAAATTATACAACTCACAAATCTTTCTATTCTCTTCTCTAGCTTCATCATTAGTTGAATTATCAATTAAAATGTTTCTAGTATTTTGTAACCACTTATCATGCTTTAACCAAGTTGCTATAGTATGCTTAACTTGTTCTGGGAAATTGAAAGTAAGCATGTAAACAGAAACTTTGAACTTATTAGGATCAACGTGTTTGTTAACTACGTTAGCTTTTTGTTCTGGTATGTCTTCAAGTACAGTCTTGCTATCTAATAAATCTTGAACAAACTTGACTACAAGTCCATTATAATCTAAAGAATATCTTTTATACTTGTGAGGAAACAAATAAGCCATAATAGTAAAGATACTTTCTTCAGTTCCCATTAATCCTCTACCTAAAGTAGATTGAACTAAAGCATAGTATTCACCATTTGCTTCTCTAATTGCTGCTTTTGTTCCTCCAAACAATCCTCCTCTACAAACATACTTTATTGGTTCACCACAAATCTCTTTCATAGCATCGTGTCTGAAGCCATGCACTTCGTCATTAGTGTCGTAAGGGTATGAAAGAAACAAGAAAGGATCTATGAATTGACCTATCTTATCTAAACAATCGTTTTCAGTAAAGTATTTTTCATATACTGTGTTAGTAATACCAGCATCCAACCAAATAAACTTATCAGTATTAAAAGGATTCCAAATACTTACATCATGAAGCATTGGAAGTTTAGACATTACAATAGGATTATACCATTCTAAAGAAGCTTGAGGACTACCTTTTAACCAACCTCCTTCCCCTGTTTGATTATACCATTCTGGATTTGTACGTATACGTTGTGTAGGGTCCCAGTGTGGACCATAGAAGTTCTTTACGTCTTCTAATTCGTATACTTTTACATAAGTGTTGTCACGACTTCTTTTTTCCCAAACTAAATACTCATATTTCTGTTCAATAAAGATGAATAGATTTTGAGGAATGTCTAAAAAGTTCTTAAAGTGTTCAATATAGTGTTCAAATGGGCGACCATTCCTACCTATATTCCATAAACCAGTGACAACTGTTAAATTACTGTCCATCTTCTTCTTTTAAGTATATTTCTAAAAATTTTTGTGCATATTCCATGCTATAAACTTCACCTGGATAATCAAATAATTGAGAACAACCCCAGAATGCTAGCTTATAAAACACATCCACACCTATTTTATCAAAGTGTTTGTTATTTAAGTATCGAAGTAAACACTGATCATCAGGACATCCATAAGGAAATCCTTTATTAACATCATCAGCCATTAAGTCGTAAGCCTCTTTTAAAAGCTCAAGTAGGTATTCCTTCTCTCCTAAAAAGACTCCCGCATTTAAACATATTTGAAAAGGTGATTTATACTTCTCATTATTAAGCTCTATGTACTTGTCCTTGTGTTCATAGTATAAAGGATCGAAGTAATTGGGAATAGGATCAGGAACTCCTGTATGATGATATGCTGGTTCAGCGTTAAATAATACCTTACATCCATAAAAGTCTAAGTACTCTTTAGGATTCAGAATATCTTTTTGGATTATAACATCAAAACCATCCACATATAAAATGTAGTTTGGTAAAGTGTCGTAGTTCTCTTGTATGTAATCCCGTAATCCTTCTATCTTAGAAATCCACTTAGTGTAATGTTCTAATTCTACAACATGGATATCTACATTTGCTTCCTTAATTGCTTCTACAGTTCGTTGATATAAGTGAGGTCTATCTATAACAGTTACCACATGAAGGTCTTCTGAGATAGAAACTGGCTT